TATCTGTCAGGTAGAGTTCCCTGTTTTTGAGCATCTTGATTTTTCTGTACAAGTACACCCATTGCTTCAATTATATTTTTATAATCCCCGACAAGATAATCTTCATTACTGAACATATCCACACCGATAACACGATATTTTCCTCTCGGAGCCTTCTTTCTTGTTTCGTTCATTCTTCTCTCCTAATTCGATACGAAATGTTCACTACAGGCAGTTTCTTTTATCGAATGCCTGTCATTGTACTTTTTCGGTCTTTTCGTCCTGCGGCGTTCTTGGTATTTGTCTATATGACCACATAAAACACATTCGTATTCTGTGATGTAATACCAATACTTTTGTTTAGTTTTCCGCATTGTTCCTCATACATATTATACCACATCCCGTAACAATTTCTTGGACTTGCGGTCGGGAAGTCCGTGCAGTATTTCCCACAACCTGATTTTGTCAAAATATTCAGGATATTTTCGAACGAACATATCCCTGAAAAATCGATTGTTTATAACAGGGCTATAGTTTATAAATTTATTCCTATCGTTTTTTGTTTTCCGTTTTTTAAACTGCACCATCATTCTTTCGGCTACGGCTATAAGAAATAAATCCTTTGTTACAACAGGGATATACGGGGCATAAATGATTCCCGCATCGAAGTTTTCGCTTCCTTTATATCCTATCATTATGTCCATAGAAATACTTTCTTGCTAAATTCTTCAATTCTTCTTTCTTATCTTCGCATCTTCGGCAGACATTGAAGCCTACTTCATACCCCTCTTTATTCCGATACATAAAAATCTTGACGGCTTTTTCGTCTTTGATTTCTTTACAAAGAGCGCATCGGGCTTCCCTGCCGTGAGATTCGTAAGGGCTCCTCATTTGGCTAATTTAATCAACATATCAAGACGCTCAATAATTCTTTCCAACGCACTATAAATGAAAAGTAACCAAACACAAACCCAAAAATTCCCCGAAATATTAGAAACCTTTTCACCTACACTTCTGATTTCATTTTTGATTCCTTGTAGTTCTTCTTTTGTCATTCTTTACTCCTATTTACGATATGACAAGACCAATCGAATATTTAGAAATTCCTGTTGCTTGCTCGTATGCCACACACTCAGCCCATTTCTTTTCTGCATCTTCTATATTTTTAAAACGGTATTGATGAATTACTTTCAGGCCGAAGTTGTAGTCCATTATATATTCAGTTATCACTATTTCCATTTTATTATCCATAAATTATTGCTCCTCCGAACTTATCACCGTTCATATCAATATGAACAGGGCATTTTTCCAAACGTTTTTTACCATCTTCAGTATCACTAAAGAACATTTCCTTATGTGCTTTAATGTTGGGGCAACCTACTCTTCCATCACATTTTCGACAATATGGTTTTCGATATTTGAAGGATTTACGCCAAAAATCTTCTAAACTCTTTTCTACTTCTTCAGGCGTTCTATTCATCATTTTCTCTGTCCATTTATCCCATTTTGCTTCATATTCTTGTCTTTCTTTATTTCTCATTTTTCTTTTAGTTATATAGTCAGTTATAAACATAGAAATTAATCCCAATGTTACAGTAATCAATATAATTATTAGACCATCACTCGGTTTCATTATTCTCTCACAATTTTCGTCATTTGCGCTTGGCCAGGAATGACTTTTTTAAAATTACCTCCCATTAAATCTTGGAAGGTCAATTCATCCCAACCATCGATAATAATTTCGTTATCACAACTATTGCAACGAAATCGGGTAACATTTTTTCTTGGGCCAGCATTAGCAAATAAAACTTTGCAATGAGGACATTGATATCCTGTATAGGTATCCGTAGTCTGTAGATTGGCAAATTTAACTCTTGCCCTTTTTGCTTTTTTGACCTTTTTTATTTCTTTCATTCTTCACCTTTATCTTATATACTTTTTTGAACAATTCAACAATAGTAGCGGGTTCTGTTTCAAAAGATGTTGAAATGGTTTCATACCTGCCGCCATTTTTTATCTCCCAAGTATCAGCCATAAAGTCATTTTCTGCACTTTGGATTATTCTGATTTTCCACCCATCCTTCGACATTCGTTGTTGAAGAAGTTTAGAAACGGATATACAAGTCTCTATCCATGATAGAGGAAACCTTATTTGTATATCGCCACCTACATCAGCGAGAACTGCATCTTTTATATCATTCAGTTCCCACCCCATAATATTTGCGATTTGTTCGTTTTCTTTCATGATTCCTTCTGTTTGATAATATTATAAAATTCATTCCAACTTTTTCGACAAAAGTGTGTTCCAATAATTGCATTATATTCTTTTCCCCATTCTTTCTTGCAATTTACTTTATGTTCGCAGTCTTTACAAGTGTATGGGGGTTTTATTTTTTTCATTTTTTCTCACTTATATTATACCATACCTTGCTATGTTTTACGGCGTTGCAGGTGCGGCAGAGAAGTTGTACGTTCCCCATTGTTAGGCCAGGGTCTCCAGGTTGGGATTTTTCAACGGGGAAAATGTGGTCGAGTTCGTAGGGGAGTTCGGGGGTAAATTCCCGATGGCAGATATTACAAAGATTGCGTTGGTCGGCTTTGATTTGAAGAACTTGGTCAGGAGTGATGTCATTTATCAAATCTCTTTCTCTCTTACGCCTACGAGCTGTTTTGAGGTTAAGAACAATTCGTCCTCGTTCGGTATGAGCATACTTCCATTGGTAGGACTTATTTTGCTCTTTATATTCGGGACGTTTGCGATAATCTTTGTTGTATTCATTTACATGCTCTCTATATTCAGGATGATTTTCCATCCATTCATTATGTTTATTTTTTACTTTTTCCCAATTTTGTTTTTGATAATCCAATGACATTTTATTTTCACATTTTTTACAAGCATAGTTATAACCCCTACATTGTAATTTATTTTCATAAAATTCTGTTTCTGGAAAATCCTTTTTACAGACATAACATTTCATTTTCTATCTCCTTATATATTATATCATAAACTGTTATAAAAATACTATTGTGTAATATTCAAAAAAGAAGGGGCCGAAGCCCCTTCCTATTTTAGCCCTTTTTACAGAGCGGAATTTCTTACTGACACAACGCAGTAATATTTTTCTGTGTCCAACAGTTGAGTTACGACTGCGTAACGTGAACCCAACGAGAGTAGTGGATGGAAGTCATGAGGCGAAACAGTTTTCATCATCATGACAGGAATATAAGGACAATAGAGAATTCCGCTGTCGAAACTCTTCTTGCCTTTGTATCCCATGAGAATGTATCCGATTTCCTTGTCAACGTTGTTTGCAGGTGCTTCCCAATACAGGTCAAGATATACTTTCACTTTTCCTGATTCGATAGTACCTAGGTACACAACGCCTTCGCCGCCTTCATACGGTTCAAAACCTTCGACTGGCTGAACTGCGCCGTAATCGAATGCCTTAATTGCCGACAGAATTGAAGCAACTTCTGAACTCACAACCATCCAATTTGCACGGCCTCTACGGGTCTGATGACCGATGTAGTTGAGTGCTTTTACGATAGCGTGGTACAGAGTCTTATACTTTTCTTCCTGCCAACGACCGTCTGTGCTTGCGATATCCCATGTGAACAATCCATTGGTCGTACCAAGATTGTATGCGGCAAGAATCAGTTCTCTGTCGATTTCTGCCTGAATCTGATATGAGAGGAAGTCAACAATTTCCTGTTCAAGATTGAGCGAATGCACCTTCTTGATGTCGTCAACTGCTTCCTGCGACCAATTTGCTTTCAACTTACGAGTACGTGCCTCGATAAGTCTGTTGATAATTTTCAACTGTCCTTCTGAATAAGGATTTGCAGTTGCCCCAACAGCGGCAGTTGGAACTGCCTGTGTTGCACCCGTGTAGGTCAAATCCGAAACGATTTCACCACGGTCGTTACGAAGTCCGAAGCCACCTGTGTTAGCATTGGCTGTGTCGGTTGCATCTTCATAAGTTGCGTTGTTGTAGTCGCCTGAATAGACAGGGTTCAACGAAGTTGTGCCAGGAATGTATGCTTGGTCGTTTGCTGTCGTTGTGTAAACACGACCCGTTACAGGGTCAGTCCACGTAACAGTTGAGCCGTACACCCAACGTAGGGTGAATGCCATACCGACTGGGCCTTCCATTGCCTGTACGCCGAAAATTTCATTCGCAATCAACTGCGGCATGATACGGCGAACCATAGGAATCATCAATTTTGGGAATTTGTCGATGTCTCCACCGCTCACGCCTGGGGTAAACCCGTAGCCTGATGTGGTAGATTCACGCAATACTGTCCGCATTTCCTGTTCTTGGTTTTCAAGAACAATTGCGGTCATGTCTCTAGTCTCATCGTTCTTGATTCCCTTCAAGAGACGAGACCATTTTTCACGAAGCCTTTTAAGCTTCAAATCACTTGCTCCGTACATTTAGTAGTCCTCCTTTAGACTTTTTCTGAATCGTCAATACCTGCGTCCTTGGCCCATTCATCCATTTCACGAGAGAATGACGATGATTCTCCCATTGGCCTTCCCTTTCTTAGTATCCCCGTTTCGTTCATGGGTTTTACGCCGCCCACGTTTTCACGGACAAAGGAGCGTTGTACGGGTTTCTCTCTTTCTTTATTTTCTTTAATTGTTATGAACTTTTGTATTTCAGTTTTTCCTTCTTCAAATCCTAATTTTTCATAGTATTTATATAAGTGTTCTTTCTCTTCTCTATCCAATGAAGAGTTTTCAAGCAAAAGGGTAATTTCAGTATTTGCCCGTTCCTTGATAATCTGCTCTTCAAGTCTGATTGCTTTCTTGTCAGCATCGGCAAGTTTACGTTCGGCAATAATCAGAGCCTCTTTCAGTTTCTTGATTTCTGCTGATTCGATGTCCACCAAGTGCTTTGCGAATTCCTGCTTGTAGTTTGAAAAAAGATTGCCGATGTCGGATACCTTTTTCAAATCTTCAGTCATGTTCAACGGCAGAACCTTTTCGTTGATTTTGTTTGCCGCTTCGTCTATTTTGACTACTTTCTTTTCAAGTAATGCCATTTTTTCTGAAAGTAACTTTGAGATAGATTCTTCAATTTTTGGAATATCAGGAATCTTAATATCGGCAATTTGTTTGGCCTTTTCTTCCATCACCTTTTCGAAGTTATCTTTGAACTGCTTTGCTTCTTCAAGAGCCGCTGCCAATTCGTAATTTCTTTTCTGATATTCTTCAAGTTTGTCTTGAATAGGTCTCTTTGCTTCGTCTATTGCTTCCTTTTTCTGAAGTTCGAAATCGGTAGAAAATAGTTGAACTTGGTCGTCCGTAATTTTAATTCCTGCTTCTTCGAACAGAGCCTTTATTTTTTCAAGTTTCTCAGAAGATTTCTTTCTCATAGAGTTACTCCTTCATCTACTATTTATGATTTTTGTCGATATCTAACGATAAAATATTGTTACAGCCCAAATCTTTATTCTTCTCCTACAACTTCCTCATACTCTTTGAGGAATTTCTTTTCATCGTCAGTAGCGTATTTATCGACATCTTCGGCATGAACACCCTTTATCTTTCCTTTATTTGCAGAAGCATAAAAGACTTCTTTACCCTTTTCTTTACCATAAGTTTTCCGCATTTTTTTTAATATTTTAGTTCCTTTTTTAGTTAGAGGCATTCTATTTCTCCCTTCCAAAATTATTTTTAAACTGCCCATCTTGTTTATTATAGTGTTCTATAGAATGACAATTTGGACACCATAATAGGACATTTTCTTCTTTATTATTTTTCCTATTTCTATCTATATGGTGTGTTTCCAAAACATTTGGATTTTTATTCCATCCACATTCTTGACAAGTATTGTTATACTTTTCTAAAAGATACTTCTTTAATTCTTTACTATTTTTCCATTTTCCATAAATTCTTTTATTTTCAAATTTTTTTATTTTTAATTGTGCTAATCCGACTATTTTACATTCCGTTGAACAATAAACTTTATGCTGAGATTTCCGAGCAATAATTTCTTTATTACAAATTTTACAGTATATTTTCTTTTTTTCGACTTCTTTCTTTTTAGAAGAACATTCTATACTACAAGTATGTTGTTTAGAACTAGAGGGAACTGTTGTAAATTCTTTCCCACATATTTCACATTTTTTGGTATATTTGGTGAAAACTAAATCCCTTTTCCAACCCATTTTAGTTCTTGCTTCTGATGTTATCATTCTTATACCTCCGACTTATTCCCTCTTTTTATTTCAGAAGCCGAATACTTGGTTGCTCCGAACTTCCTGACTAAAAATTCCAACGCTTTTACATTATCCGTAGTTTCGTTGTAAGAAAAGAGGTCCAGGCCTACATATTTCAATGCAGGGGCAGAACGGAAGCCGTAATAACTTTCGGTTATGAAAACGACTCCTGATAATTTTTCTTCCCTTTTATAAAACAAAGAGTTGATAACTTTGGCTCCTGCGAGTTCGGCGGCTTCCTTCATGATTTTCTCAACATAGTTGATATCATCGATACGTTCGACATCACAGCCGTAAAGTTCCACAACAAGTTGTTTACCTAGATAGTCCATTTATTTTTTTAAAAATTCCTTCTCATCTTCTGTCCCATATTTCTCAATATCTTCTTTAGTTAGATACTCAGGGAAATCAAGTCGTAATGGTTCTCGTGTATCTATCTTAGTATATAACAATTCTCTTGAATTTGCCCTCATTGTAACGCCATGTCTTTCTGCTACCCAAGTTTGAGAGCCGATAGAGCTGCGGTATATATGCCAACCTTTGTAAAATGTAAATCTTCCTTCCATTTTAGTCCTCAAAAAGAATCTTACTCAATCCAAGCAGAGTATTGGCATTCATGGTCTTTTCCTCTATCTTTTTTTCTTCAGGTTTGTTCACCGCTTCAGGAAATCCGTTGATATCCTTTTTCACAGGATTGACGAATTTTCCGATTGACGGTTCGGAAACAAGGTCAAAACTTGCAATTGAAAAATCGCTGACCTCGTTGACTACTTCTTTTTCGCCTGACTCTTCATTCACGATTTCCTTTTCCGCAATTTCACCAAGACCTCTAGAAGATAGTCCGACTACGATTCCCTGTCTCATCAGCGAAGCGGCAATATTACCCATCGGCGTATCTTCAAGGATTCTTGCCTTCCCATAAACTTCACCTTTCTCATTGAGAGTAAGAGGTTTTTCAATAACAAATGCGGCGTTTCGGAGATTGACGGATGCATCTTCAGGATGGTCAAGTTCACCTAAAGCACGATGTTTGTTCACAAAATTATCATTGTAGTCTTTGACAGCCTTTTCCATAACCATCATAGGATACAATCGCCCGTTGAGATTTTTTTTGCCAGCCAAACCAAAAATACCTTCGAAGAAAATTTCGTTGGTTTTCTTGTCCACAGTAGGTTTTACTTGCGAAACCGTTTCCATAAGAACTTGCTTCATCTGTCAATCTCCTCTACGCTTATTTATGGTTTATACGGGTGCGGCAGGTGCGGTTTCTCCACCAGCAACTTCTGTGCCTGTAGTTCCCGCTGTCTCTTCAGGAGGAGTTTCCGTCAATGTTTCTCCTTCCTCACCTGTTGACGGGGCTTCTCCCCCGCCACCTGCTTCGCCGCCCATCATACCCCCGCCGCCACCTGCGGCGGCATCACCACCAATTCCCATACCTGCTAACAAAGCGGTTTCTTTTTTAAGCCATTCGAAATTCTCTCTCAAATCTTCGTCTGACCATTTCAAATATCTCTTTGCTAAATAAATGAATGACAACAACGGGTTGCCCAATCCAATCATATTTGAGAAAGACATCTGACGATAATCGTCAACTTCCGCAGACTTCAATTCCGAATACGGATTGACATGGCTGAACTTGATTTCAACTTGGTGTTTTTTGAGGTCGAGTTTATCAATCAGTCCTCTGAAAAAGAGATGGCGATAAAACAATTCCTGAATGAACTGTTCCATAAATCTGCCTTGCAATCTTTTGATGAAGTTGGAAAATTTGACTTCATCCCGCATGATTTCTCCGTTCTTGCTTCCTGTCGTGGTTGTGGTATATTCTCCTGCCTCATTAGGAAGATTCATTCTACCTACGGGGATTTTCATAGCACGATATACTTTACCCAAGAAGTAACGGATTTCATCCATCGATTCCCATTTTGTTTCTTTTTCTGAAACGGTATCAACTGAGCACAATTCCTGACCACCTTCAATAATAGGAAAGAAGTAGTCGTCAAGCATTGTGATTGGGTTGAATCCTACGATTTCACCTTTGTCGGAATCGTAAGAAATATCTTCACGTAGTCTTTGTCTGAAATCATAGAGATAACGTTCGATATCTTTTGGAGCCATCTTACCTACATAAACCTTGAATACACGGCGAAGGGGTGAACGGGAAAGTTTGTAGATGATGGTTGCGTCCTCAATCAAATTCAAACGCCGCCAATCTTTTTTTGCAAATTCCAAGATTGAAAAATATTCACCGTCATACATATATCCGCAATCTAAACGAATGATTTCTTCTTCAAGATATTTGAAGCCTTCTTCCGCTTGTTCGGAATCCTTTACGACATAATATCTCTTTTCCATTTCCTGCTTGCTATCTCTTTTATCTACGACTTTTTCAACCATGTATTTTGCAACGACCCACGGCTGAAGTTCTTCTAGACTTTCAATACCCGATGCCTTCTCTGCGGAAAAATTAATTTTGAACAGGATAACTCCCTGAATCAACCATTTATAAACCCATTCCCATACAGAGTTGTAATCTCCTAGGCGAAGTCTGTTGACTACTAAATCCCGAAACTCTTTGATGATGATGTCCCGTTTTGCGGGTACGACACTCTCATCGAACTTGATGATGAATAATTTTTTATCTTCATCTTCCTGTACGATTTCATCGCAGATTTCCGTTAAAGCATAATTGATTTCAGGGTCAGCCGCCATACGGTAATATTCACGAATGCGTTCTTTTGAAGCATGCTTGACAAGATATGACCCGTAAACATAGTCCGTATATTGTCTAGTAAGAGTAGAATCGCCTCTGCCGAATAAACCGTCTGCGGCATACGGCATGACCGCATCTTCTTTTCTAATCAGTTCGTCCGCTTGCGGTTGCCTACCGTGCAAACCAAAAACTCTTTTGACTGCTGTTTTACGATTTGCTAATATCTGTAACTTCCGCTCTTCTCTTGTCAATTTTGCCATAGTGTTATTCCTCGATATTATTTATTGATTAGTGTCTATTCTGCGACATTTTGTTTATAATCGAACCAAACTTTCTTTTCGACTCTTCCAATTTCAAAGGATTGATGGGCTTGACAGGAGTGTTCACTTCCAATGCCCTTTCAAGTGCTTCAATAGGAACGACATAAATTCGTGAACTGATTTTTGGAAATTTATATCGGCGGTAGAATAGAATCTTGTCGGACATTTTCTTTTTCATGAAATTGTAAATAGAATCTGAAGTGAATGACCTGCGGAAGATGTGGCGATACTCACCCATCAAAGACCTGATTCGTTGCGACCCTTTCAACATTTTTTCAGAATGCAGTTCTGTCTTGCGGAAAAATTGGAATAGTCTTTTTCGTTCTCCCGTTGAAAGATATTGCAATGAGATTCCTTCCATCGTGTTGTAACGTGGATTGGTTCCTACATAAAAGAGAATAGGAGTTGGAACATGCTTGTATGCAGAATAGGAAAATACATAGCAGTTGCCAGGAATGATTTGCCCTCTTGATACGGGAATCAACAGTTCTGTATTGTAGTATCGTAGAAGAGGACGTACTCGTTTTTCCTTTGCAAGTTTTTTCGCCTCTTCAAGTTTGATAGGCGGCTTTTTTCCTGGTGGAAGTTTTTGTCCAGGTTTTTCAGCAGGAGCACGTTGCTCTTTTCTTTGTGCTAAAGTTTTTAAGTCTCTTTCAGTCAGAGGTTGAGACGGTGCAACGGGATAATTTGTGTTGTTTATATTCTTTTCATCAGCCATTTCATTTTTGCTTTAGAAAAGAGGCTCTTCGTCCTCTTTTGTTCTTATTTTTAATTTTATCTCTAAGTCTTTTATTTGTTCTTCATATTTGATGATTCTGTTCATATCAGAAAGAGCATCTGAAATTTCTAAATGTAAATCTTCCCAATTTTCATTGTCAAGATAAATGGACATATTTTCAATTTCCAATCTTAAATAATAGACCGCTTCCGTCTTTCTTTTTTTCAACTTTTTCAGGTTTTCTGCTTTAGACGGACGGCCCCGTTTCAGTTGCTTTTTTTCTTTCAATGTTGCGTATTTTTCTATGTCTGCATTAGATATTTTCATCTTCAATTCCCTCTAAACCTTCAGGCATTTCACCAATTTCCTCATCTTCGGGCATCATTGCAGTAACATCCACTTTGCCGCCTCTAGATGTCAACTCTTCTTGAATGATTGCCAAGAGTGCTTCCAATGTAGCATCGTCTGCTTTGTTGATAAGGTTTGCCAATAAATCATCTGAAGATGTCTCGGCTTCTTTGACTTCAGGAGCGGCATCATCACCTTTGACATCTTGGGAAGAAATATCAGGTTCAATATCTTCAGCCAATTTTTTCTTCTCATCTTCGGTAGCATATTTTTCTATATCTTCTTTGCTGATGCCTTTCCATTTCTTCCAATTCTTTAGTCTCTGAATCATAATAGGTGTTTTCTTTTTCTCTGTTAGCATGTTGCCCTCCTTTGCTTCCCCTAGTTTGGCACTTTTTACTTTGATTTCCTTTTTCCAAACAGGTTCGCCGCTTGCTCCCCAATATCCACTTCCGTCATTTTTCCAAATCTCTATAGTAAAAGTTCCGCTTAAATCCATATCTTTGATATCTCCGATAAGATAAGCGGCTATTGTTCTCAACTCTTTGAAACTGTCGCTGTACTCGTCCATGCCGTCTATGTGAACAGTATCCGTAGGAGTTTCCTCATATACAAAAAGACCGTATTTTTTTTCTGTGTTTTCCATACTGCTCTCCATGATTGTCTTTCTATATTTATTGATATATTCTTTAGTCAGCGTTGCTGTTTCGTATGGTCTTTCCATTTCGGCAATAATGGGTTCAAATCCAAAGTGCTTGTAAATGGAAATCAGTTTATCCTTGGCAGTACCAAAATCTTCACTTGCCTTCAATCCTAAAACGATTTGGTTTTCATCTGCCCATCTGCATATTTTCTGCAATGCCAAGGCTCCATGCCCTGCCATTTTTGCTTCGATATATTCTATGAAAATTCTTGCTTGTTTTCCTTTCTCCATTACCGATTCAACACTCATTCTTAAATCTACTTTATAAGTGCTTCGAATATCCTTCAATAGTTGAGATAGCAGACTTCGTAATTCCATTATGGTTTTTTCAGTCAGCAATCTCATTTTCATTATTCACCCCGCAGACTTGTCAACATGCTCTGATAGTCTCCCGCCGCAAGTAATGTGTATGTCCTGCCAGGAATCTGTTTCGGCGGTTGTGAATCATCTACGACAACGACACGAATAAAGTTGTTGCTCGTTCGCCATATTTGGTCGGCTAGTTTTATGAAGTCAGGAAATTCCTTTTGAAAAAAATCAGGCATCTGTTGAGTGCTTTGAAATTTTTTACCGATGAGACGATACATGGAATATGCTTTTCCCGATTCATTTTTTTGTTCGGCGTTTTCGGCTCCGAAAGCAGATAAGCGTTGCTCTAACGTGGCAACTTGTTGGTCGGCTTCGGGAGAAGAACGGTCTAAATCGTAAATATGAAATTCGAGTTGGAGATTAGAATTATTTTCTATGGTTTTGATATCTTGCGTAATATCTTCTATTACAATAAATTTCATTAACAATATCCCCCATGTCGATAATTTGGATTATTTACCCCCGTATATCTACCTTTTAATGATAATTTTATTTTTTCTTTTTGTTCTTCCGACATCGGTTTTCCATAATTATGATGTTTTTCTCCTGAAAAGTCTGCATGATTTTCTCTCATTTTTCTTTTAGTTTCTTCAGAAGCAAAATGTTTACCTTTACCTGAATCACTTATTTTTTTTCTGTGTATTTCAGGTAGTGGTTTTCCTTGCATTGATAGATGTGGTTTTCTTTGTTTTCTTTTAGTTTCTTCAGAAGGATGCCATCCTAAATTTCCATCTCCTCCATCCGTTAAATTATATCCATTGGGGTATTTACTATTTTTATTTTTTACCCATAATACTTCAAGATTATTCCATTCATTCGAGTCGGAAATATTTTCAACAATAACATTTCGCTCAAAATTTTCTATACCATACTTTTGAATAGCATTTTTAATATACTTTCCTGAACCCCAATATTTAGTTTTTTGAAATTCGCTATTAGTATTGCATTTAGAATACTTTCCTACATAAATTTTATTATTGATTTTATTTCGAATTTCATAAACAATCATTTTATTTTATTCTACGATAATCGCCTGGTTCTGTACTTCCTGTAATGAGAGGATTTGCCTCCCATGCTTCTTCCGCACTTTCAAATCCTAATCTTCTTGCCAAATCATACATCTCATTATAAGCGGCGAATTCCTCAAAATCTACATATTGTTTTTGCAATCTACCTGTCCATTTTTCATTCAAAATTTTTTTCTCTTCAGGAGTCGCATATTTTTCAATATCTTCTTTGGTGAGTTTCATTTTATTTTTCCTCTTTCTGCGATTTATCTAACCCCTCTGAATCTTCAATTGTTTGTGGTTTAGCAGACAAATCTTCCTGATTCTTCGGAGTTTGATTTGTAGGGATAGATTCACTTGGTGATTCTACAGCAAATGCTTCATTGGCGGCATTCGTCATAATCGAGATTTTATTTTTGATGACAAAATCAATATAATCCACAGGTTGCAGTTCTGTTTCTTCCGTGGTGTAAATGGTTTCGATTTGAGAAGCGAAATCCTTCATGGCTTCTTCGTCATCCATAATGGAAGCAAGATATGCAGTCAGTTCACCACGGTTCACAGAGAAGAATGGTAACACCTTATCCGATGTCTTACCTTTTAAGATGAGAACATCTTTACCACGCAGACGAAATTCCTTGATGTACTTGAACAAAGCACAACGCTTGACTTCGCCCCGCAATGGGTTTACCAATTCGAGGAACTTGCGAAAAGATTTTGCTTCTTCAGGAACCTTCAGAGACTTTTCAGGCTCTACCATCGATTCGGGATTCTTGTTAACCTTTTCGGGTTCGTTCGGCTTTGTTTCTTCTGAAAGAAACTTATTTAACCTTTCTTGAAAGTTCATATCAATGCCTCCTACCGAAATTATTCAACGCTTACAGGCTCTAAATCTTCTTCGCCACCAACAGGAACTTCCGAAGGTGATTCGCTTGGTTCTTCAATCGGCATGACTTCTTCAGGGGTCATAGTCTCAGGGGTTGCCGCAACTTTTGTCATTGCGTCAAGAGTTTCCTTAACTTTCCCATATACCTGTGAGAACGGGCCGTCATTTCCGAATGTACTACCATCGACATATTCCTTTGGCATTTCCAATAGGGCTTGCGAAGCCAAGAACAAGTTATCATAGATAGTCTTGTAAAGCCGAAGGGCTGTTTTCTTTGCCTCTCTCTGAATTTTGATTGCTGTATCATTATTTTGTGCCATCTGTTCCTCCTGCAAATTATATTGTCCTTTGATTACTTTCAACATATTTTCAGCGAATGGATTGCTTTCGCCGTGAATCTCTTCTTCATCCTCATTACTCATATTACCTTCCATTCCCAAAACTTTTTTTACGGGTTCCCATTTTTTAGTTCCATAAGAATCAAAAACCTGCCATTCCCCGTCTTTGAATAAGTAGTAAAACTCAATATCCCCATCTCGACTAGGATTTGCATAACTTGCTTTTGTCTTGGAAACTTTGGCCTTAGTGCCTTCTTCTCCACGGTCTCGACCATAAAAAGTAGTCATTCTATCTCTTACTGTTTGGTCATCGAAATCATGCTTTTCACCAATTTCTGGACCTAATGATGATATATCACCACCATCAATCAATTGCTTGATTTTCCCATAAGTGTTATAATGTTGCACGAGAAGTTTTCCATTGTTGCTTGGATAACCGTCCCAATGCGAATAGATATGTCGGATTGACCCGCTTTTCATTTCGTAACCGATTCTACTTCTTGTTGCCATATTTAGTTTACTCCTACATTACTATTTATGATTTCTCTATATTGGGATGGGTCTTTTGTGTTCAATCGACCATCTGTAAAAACGAAAGTTCGGCGGTTCCTTTTGAGCAAGGAAAAAACGCCATCCTATCTTGCGGCAGAATAATTCCGCAGTCTCAAATTTGGCATAATTTTTTAATAAGTTGGTAGCGTGTATTCTTTTATAACGAAAAGAATTCGTATTGACTCTTACGCTTTCCAAACTTTTTAAGGGTTTGACTTCGATGAGCAGAGTTGCCCCATCAATCATTTGAACTTTGAAATCGATTAGATAAATTCTAGGTTTAGGTGGGGAATTGAACTTATCGATATATTTGATTCTGAATTCACTTTCCCAAGATGCTACGTTTGTATTAGTATCTAAAAAATTTGCAAAAGAAACTTCCCATCCTGAACGGAAACATATGCGTTGTTGTGTCGTATTTTTCTTATAGTGGTTCTCAACAATTATTCTTTTGAAAGTGCTCATGATTCTTATTCTTTTTTAAATTTTCTTCAGCCCACATAGGTTGAAGATTTGTATAATGACAGGCTTTCAAAAATTCTTCTCTATTTTGAAGATTGAAAGAATCTAAGGGTGTAATATGGTCTATATGCCAACCCGTTTTACTCCAATTTTTCCAAGTCATCCCTTCTTGAAATTTGGATTCTAAATAGGTTTTAAGTTCGGAAATAGAACATCCAAGGTCTTTAACTGCGGAACCTACTTTCCAATTATTTTTTATAGCCCCATATAATCTGATTCGTAATCGAATTTTCAATTTGAAATTTATATCATTTTTAATTTTATTATTTGTATAGTTATTTCTTTGTTTTTTATGAGTTTTTCGATAGTCTTTATGATATTGTTTTATTTTTTCTTTATTATTTTGATAATATTCTTTATGTTGTTCTATGATAGTGTCTTTGTTTTTTTGATACCTTTCTGAAAAATAATTTTTATTATTTTCATATCTTTCTTTCAATTCTTTTTTATGAAATTCTCTATATTTTTTATTCCACTTTTTCTTAGCAGTTTGTCTTTCTTCTTCCGTAAAATACTTTTTTTTCATCTTCAACCTCCACCCAAGTCTATTTTATGTAGGTAATTTGAAAAGGGGTGGCTTTTCAAAAAGGGTTGCATCCCCTGTCCCTACACTATTATTTATTGATTTATGATGAAATATTTTATATAATTCCTAAAATCAACATCCAAGAAGGCCAACCGTCAGGGTCAACTCCATCAGGTTCTACTTTAGTTCCCACAGGAGTCTTGCACATGGATTCATCCCATTCCCATTTTTGAATAGTTCTAATAGACGGTCTGCGGAAGCCTTGGAAATAATATGGAAGGTTTCGCATTTTTATTTTATAATCTCTGTCTCCACCTTCAGGATGAAATGAAGCCACCGTTGTATAACGGCGGTCGGGTTTGAGGTCTAGAAGATTAGGAATTTCATTCGGCAGAACAGGACGCAATGTGCCTTTGGTTCCTGCGGGAATGGTTCCACCATCTTTCAACTTCAATTCAATTTTGGTCGTAGCCTTACGAGTTTTGTTTTCCATCAATTTGAATTTCATTTTATAAATCCTCGTCTCTATCCCTTTCATATTTTAGTTCAGCATAATGACTATCCCAATCATCCTTTGTCCAAAAATCTTGCGCTGACCATCTGTCGGTAGGACATTCTTCTATGTCATATGGGCATACGGTAATCTCTTCATCAGGTTCATCATTTTCAATCGCACGTTGTATATCTATTTCGGTTGTCTTGTCTTTATTTTTGTGATAATAAGTACACCACCAATTTGCGTCTAGTTGGCTTCGTCTATGAAATTTGCGATAAGGGCAACCTTCTGCTTTTTCTTCTTTGACTTCTGTTTCATCAACATAGCCGCTATCCCGTTCAGGCTCATCCACCATCCAATTGCCGCTGCGGGACGTTACAAGATTATCTTCTACAATCCTGAATTTCATGTTTAGATATCAAATACGATTTCTGATTTTTCCTTTAGAACATCAAGCAGTTTATCAACTTCAGATTCTTTCAAAATGATGTCGATAGATTCCTTTTTCTTTGCTTCCTCGATATTGATTGGCGTATTCAAGGAAAAAATATTTTTGTCAATAATCAGTTTGTCGGGGGTCAACTTCAGGTCAATGCGACCATAAAGTTTATTTTCCGAAACATGCCCGATATAAATACCGTCAACAACTTTTTTATTTCCTTTCAGATTTTGAATTGAGAATGATTCTCTCGGAGCTGTAGGAGTTGCAGGATTTGCCGTTGGCGTATTCTTCAGGTCAAGAGATTCACCTTCGTTATTGACCATCATATTTTGTTCTTCTGTTCCTACCTCTTCAGTTGCGGCGGCTTTACCACTTACGAATTCGTCTAATTTTTCTTGAAACTCTTCCACGTCTCCCTTGACAGTAACAAATATTTCTGTATCAGGATAAAGTTTCAAATAGTCCATTGCTTCATCAATGTTAAACTCTGTTTCTTCATCGATGCTGAATTTGATATCTATGTCTGAACTCTCAATAAACGATTTCAAATCTTCTTGTGAAAGTTCAGTACCCGCTTCTTCTAGTTCAGGTTCTTCTTCAGGCCCAGGCGCAGGAGCAGGTGCTTCCGCAGGAGTTGCTGTTGCGGCAGGAGTATTTTCTGCACCTGCGGCTGAAATAGGGGCTTCCTGTTCCGTGATGGGTTCAAGGTCTGACATTACGGATTCTGGAAGAGCAGGATTTGGTGCGGCAACAGAGGCTTGCGGAGCCTGAGCATTTTCAATATCAGCACTTGTATCTTCGATGGCTTCCAAGTCGCCTTCGGCTTCCTCACCTTCTTCTTCTTTCGGGGTCAACATGAAAGTGTATGTTGGTTCAAGATTTTTGTTGTCTGAAATATCTTCTTCCTGTTTTACCGTCAATAGGTATTGATAATCAACTTCCCCTTCTCCCCCTTCAATGACTTCTTCCAAATCAAGGTCATCTATAGGTAAATCAGGGGTTCCTTGTGTATCTTCAACAGGTTCCAAATCTTGCTCTAATAGTGTATTCATATTTTATGCTCCTCCATCAAAACTATTTATTGTTTCTAAAACTAGCCTTACTTCATTTTCCCTGTTGGAATTTTCATATTTGGAATCTGTAATGTGGGTTTCATTTGGCGCAGTCGTTCCTGTTCTGCCAATTGTGTAAAGTAGAATTCCATTTTCATTTCAAACAAAACTGAATCCAATACTTGAATCGCCGCCGTCAAAGGATAACCTTCACTTAAAATATCATTCAATTTACCTGCGAAATCACGTAGATATTCTTCATGAGTTTTCTTTGGTTTCTCCTGTTCGGGGGTTTGGGGCTTTACTTCATCCTTGTTCATAACTTCCATTATTCTTTCTCCTTTTTCATTGTTTTAGATACTTCAACCGATAAACTACGAAATTGCTTGAACTGCTTCTGTAAAAGGATTGTCATTTTTCTAGCCCTTTGCCAAGCTGATTTCGGCGCAATTTCTTTTTTTGCGTCTGCTAGAAATGAGTTGATGTTATCTTCCATTTCTGCAACGAGTGCTATTAATTCTTCCATTTTATACCTCTGCTCTATCCATTTCCATAAAACTAAAATAGATTTCTCCTTTATAGTGAAAGGAAATATGAATATCTACTCCTGATTCAGAATTTTCATTTTCTGTAATCATTACATTGGGGTCAATACATTTTTTAGACTTTAAAAACAATACTGCTTTTTCCATAGCCTTATTTCTTGTATTGTGGTCGTTGGGTTCAAACAGGATTTCATACTTTAGGAGTTCGGTTAACTCATCAATAATAATTGAAATTTTTCTCTTTGCTAACCATTCTCTAAACTTTTTCCATAATTTTTTCATTTTTACTCTCCTTTCTCCTTAAATCTTTCTGATTTCTGCAAGATGCTTTCGCTCAACAGCCGTCCACCCTATAAGCAGATTGATAACGTACTCTCTTGCTTCTTCAGGTTTTAAAATTTGGGCATCGACACAACGAATAATCATGTCGATTAATTCCATAGTCTGTTCTACTGTCATTTTCGCCTCCTCATAAGTTTACACCTATATTTATGGTAGAAGGCGATTTTTGCTAAAAATGGAAGGAAGGATTATAAGCCGTGAAGTTTTTCCCACAGTCTGATTTTGTCGGCATACTGTGGAAAATATTCAGAAACAAATTTTCGAAATTCTTCTAACGGAATACAATTATTGATAAATTCATCTTTTGTGTCTTGGGAAACCCTAGAAGAACCTAATATAAGAACTATCGATTTTTCAAATATTGCTTTATAATCTGTAATAGGTTCAAAGGTATGAGCATGTTGTGGGTTATAAGTTCCAGGCCCACCCCCAATCCAATTACCATTATAAGTTTGTTGTCCACCTGTATTTCCTGCCGCTAATGTGTCGTAAAAATCACCTGCTGCCATATTTCACCCCAACTTTTGAGTTACTGCCCTTACCTTTTTGATACGATTGGCGATATTCAATTTAGATTTATCTACCAATTGTGTCTTTTGCAAGAACAATTGATAGTGTAATGATTCGTCAATCAATTCTATTTTCTTTACCAAGAAATCATGAAAATATTTTTGAAAGTTAATTTCAAAATCAAGTTTAAGTTCAGGGTCGTAATGAATAACTTCTCGTTGGTCTTTGACATGAAGAATATTGACAGTCTCTCCACGTTTCAGAACAACGCCTGAATTTTTGACTGCCTTGACATGCTGTGGATTGTCCTTGTATTCTTCCAAACGCTTGCTCATTTTTTTACGAATGACTAAATCTACTATATCCTGTTTTCTTAAATCAATCTTTACGCCGTTGATAAACTCTCTCAGTTTTTCCACGTTGCCGTAATTATTCAGGATATTCTTGTAAAGTTCCTTCAGGACTTTTTTGAAGTATGTCGGCGTGTCGTCCTTGATGGCCTCAAATCCCTTGATGTATAATTCCTCTTCTTTCAGGATTTTACCTTTGAAATATTTCAAAAATCCTACCTGCTTTTTCTTTGCGGAAGAAAGCAAGAGTTTGGAAAATGATTTTTCAAAGACAGTCTGCATGATATGGGAGCTGAGCAAGGTTTTATTTTTCGTAAATTGTTCCAAGAATTCAGGGATTCCTTTGTTGAATACATCTTGAAGGTCTTTTGATTTTTTGATGGTCTCTTCAAAACTGTTCGCTTGAATCTTGATGAAAATAGAATCCGTATCTCCCGTAAGAATTTGATAACCAAATTTTTCAGCCTGTTGCTTGACAAACTTCAGCGTTTCCCTTGCCACATAAGTAACTGAAGAGGCGGCACGTTGGTCATATAAAATAAAACCACGGTATCCCAATACTCCATACAAGGCGTTGCAGGTTGCCTTGAAGCACATTTCCATATCGTTGACGATTTTGAATTCTTGGGATTCCCCGTCAAATTGCATCTTCCTCTTTTTTAATTTGTTTCGTTCGTTGAGAAGCAATTGTGAAAGTTGAGGAACCACACCTTTTTTCGTTGTCGTGAAAAGAACATTATCAATTTTGACATCAAGAGCAGGGTCGTAATCTTTCAAATCTTCGACAATGGTATCCTTTGAAATGTTCAAAGAAATCATGATGCTAGGATACAAGGCTGAGAAGTCGTAAACCGAAACATTTTCAAACAGGCCTGGAATAGTCGGCAGAACCAATGCTCCTTCAAAACTAGGATTTGGTTTTGTCGTCTGCTTCGTCCTTGATTTTTTCTTTGAAGGAAACTTGAACTGTTTGAATCTTTCGTGTATCAGAGTTTCCAAAAATCGACTGTTGAAATAAACATCTTCATAGGTTTGCGGAGCAATTTTCTGATACAGAATTGGGAACTCTAAAATTTTCTGTTTCTGTGCAATCTTTTCCGTCAGATAAACGTCTTTGATGTTGTAACGTATGAGGTCTGTCAAATCGTCCTTGTCCCATAATACATCGACACCATCGTGCTCTATTTTCTTTTCATTGAAAAGATGTTTTGAGACGGCATCCAAACTCCAAGCAATCGGTTTGTTATCAACAATAATCCACTTGGCGTATCGTTCATAATCCCAAAGAATTATCTCATGGCAGTAATAGGATTTTTCTCCATCTTTACCAAGGGTCTCATAAATTTCAGGAAGGAAAATGGTAAAGTCGGCTCCTATCTTTTTGCTACGATGAAGCAGATATGGCATATCGAAAAAGTCCGTGTTCCAACCACCAATCAAATCTACTTGCAGTTTTACCAATACCTGATAAAAATGATTGAGCATTTTTACTTCATCGTCAAACTCAAATATTTTATCCTTTTCAAATTCTTCCTTATCATAATATTGATTGGCTCTCTTTTTCAAAACCCATACAAAATATTTGTCGTACACATTGGAATATCCCACGATGGATACGATAGGTTCAGGGGTGTTTATTGTATCTAATGAAAGGTTTGTTTCAATGTCAAAAGTCATATGATGAAGCAATTTTGTATGAGCCACGTTAGGATATTGCTCAAAATAAAATAGGTTTTTAGACCGTAGATGCTCTTCATATGTTTTTTCAAATGTCTGATATTCCCTAGGAACCTTTCTCAATTTTTTCCCATCATAAGAAAGAAATTCCCCTTTATCATCCTCAATATATTTTGAATCTGCTTTGTAGGTATTCTTGTCTTTGATTTTCACAAAATCGATATCCCGATAAAAATAAGATTGGTCGGTTACTCTAACAAGAGCAAAACGGGAAAAATAGTTGTTCAGTTTATCCCGAATCTCTTTGACTTTTGCATTGATTTCTTTCTTCTCTAACTTGTCGTAATTTTTGTATCCCTTCAGCGAGACGAACATTTGTCCATTTTCATCTTTGAAAAATTTGTTGAAATCCTTATCAGGGAATTTCTTCCATAACAAATCTTCACCGAATAAAATTACAAGGTTGGCATCCAATCCATGTGCATCATCTTCAAAAATATGTTGATAAAGTTTTGGATTGAATTTTTTTAGCAGTTTGTTTTTGATAAAATCATCATTCTTTGGATAGTCCTCTTTCAAGGACACGAAAATTATGTGTTTTGTCATATATTAACTTTTGTTTTGTGTGCAGTAAAATCTCCTGCAAGTATAACTGTTCGGCGGTAATTCTCTGTAATATTTACAAGTCGGACAAGTTGCTCTCAGTTCGGGAAAATGCTCCAAAACGAAACACATCCCATTCATTCGATAAAGTCCTTTTTGTTTAGAATCGAACATTCCCACAAGAGGACATTCATCAAAGAATTGCTCTTCCTGCTGTTTCTTTTTCATGTTTTACTCCTTTCAAATTCTCCATTTTCTTTTTCATTTTTTCAAGGTCGGCAATTTGCTTTTCCAACTTGTCAAGTTTTGTCTGTTTCTTTAGTTTTTCTCTTGCCTTCCTTTCCTTTTCTAGTTTGGCTTCCTTGATGCGCCATTCTTCTTTTTTCTTCTCGGCATATACAAGTGCTTCACAAATTGTTTTTGGAAGCAAATGGGTTTCATCTTCTATGATAATATATCGTTGGTCTTTTTTATGTTTGTAATTGTAATCGGTACAGAATTGTCTGAGGGCACCATATTGTTCTTGTGAGACTTCAGAGAATTCTGTCATGTGGTCTTTAACCCATTCACTCGTTTCATATTCTCCACAATCACGGTCTTTATAAACCAACCGTATCAATGCAATTTTGATTTTTCTTTCTTCACTCATGAGAACCTCTTTTTTATTTCTTTTACTTCAGCAGGAGTAAGCAACTCGGCGTACTCTCTTGCCACTTTCGTTGATACTTGATATTTACGTTTCAAATACTCCACTTCCAAACCATCAGTCTCTTTATTTTTGGTTGATTTTATCCACCCATGCGGAGTGAAGCCATGAAATAAAAGACAGAACAAACGATATTGAAATTCCTTCGGCAATGACCAAAGGCAATTCATCAAGTTCGCATAGTTTTCCAACCCTGAATAATAATACAATCGATTTATCAAATATGGTTGAAACTCCTTCATTTCCTCACTCGTCAGAGGAGTTCCTTCTTGAATATTTTTGACAAATCGAAAGGGGCTATTATTTTCCATTTCTACCTAACTTTATTACTCTCATCTTATAATCTGCAATCGTTCGTTCTTGTTTTTCAGGTTCAAAATAAAACTCAACCAACGATTGACATTGTTGACAAATAGCATGAAAATTATTTACCTTGGTGAACTCTATGATTTCAAAAACTCCATCACCTTCCTTGGTTTGAAATTGTGTTATCAAAGCATTGCAGGTGGGACAATCAATTTGGAAATTTACTAGATTATAAATCCCCATTCGTGATAACCTCTTTTTTCATCATTTTTAGTTTCATTTTTAGTTTCTTTTTCCAACGATTTCCCCACCCCATTTTAAAGGGTTTGCACATTTGACAGGAATGACGCTTATGTTTGTACTTATGTTCTCTGTTAACTCCCATTCGTACTCCTTCGTTCCTACTTACTATTATATCATACTCTGTTGATAGTTTTTGGTCGAATTCGTTTTGAAATTTTCTTTTTCTTTCCTAATCTTTTTGGGGCAACATCCATTGCTTGATTTCCTGAAGCATCTGTTCTAGCCAATGGGTTTGGATTTGCGCCGCCCTCACCTTTTGTTACTGCTAAACTTCCCGCCCCCGTGAATCCTTCTTTTATCACTCCATAGCCGCCGCATGTTGAGCATGTATCATATTCAACCCCCATCGACATGCCTTCCATTTCGGGTTCTCCTGCATCGATAGCCATATCACGGGTTACAAAATGTTCACCTATGGGCACTTGGCCTGAGCCGCCGCATTCAGGACATTTTTCTTCTTGCGGCATTCCATTGATATCTTTGCTTTCCATTGCAGGGTGTTTATCTTGCCAAAGTTTTTCTTTATATTCTTCCTCTTTCTTTTTGTCATGAAGATGCCGCAATAACTGTTCCCTGCCTGTCATATTATATCGCTGTTCATATTTGGCACCACAGGCATTACAATGGACTTGGTAAACATACGAATCCTCTTCCAATTCTCCGCTGTCTGTTTCTATGTCTGAACTTCCGCACTCTTTGCATTCAACGGGGCTTTTGGTCATAAAATCATAGGTTTCCTTCAGCCACTTCAGTTCGTCTTTTGTTGCGTATTTTGTGATATCTTCTTTGGTCATACTATTATTTATTGTTTTTGTTTGCCCAATACTCTTTCATTTTTTGAGATTGTATTGGTCTTTTTCTTCCAACTAAAGGACTATTTTTATGATGTTTCCCAAACATAGGATGATTTTCTTTATTTTTATATCTTTCTTTTGCCTTTTCTCTTATTTTTTCTTTTGTTGTTTCTTTTTGATGTTTTCCGAACATATGGTGATTTTTACCTTTTCTTTGTTGACTCCAAAGTTCTTTTGTTACTTCCGATGGATGTTGACCTATTCGTTTTTCTTTTATTTTTTGTTTTGTTTCTTCTGTTAAATGTTTATCTTTATTCCCACCTGTTGTGAGGTTATAACCATTAGGGGTCAATGAATTCAGATTCTTTATTAGTAGTGTTTCAGTCCAATCTAAATCTTTTTCAGGACAGGAAAAATAAATCCATTTAAAATTTTCAATACCATATTTTTTGATAGAATGATGTAAACAATATCCTTTATAATAATGACCATTTTTTCTTTCATTTAATTTACGAACTGTCTGCCCTACATATTGCTTTCCATTGATTAGATTAGTAGCAATATAAATTGTTCCATTCTCTTGACTCACTTTACCCTTCCCGTACAAGTTTAAGTTAAAATAGCGAGATAATCCAAAATGGTACGAGCATTTTGAAAAGAGTTGCAACTCCTGTCTCTCACTATTATTTAGTATTTTCAAGATTTTAATTTTATTAATTCAGCGACAAATCCTACGAAGTTTATTTCCTTGTCCACAACAAGAGCATCTTGATATGCATATTTTGCTAACAGGATTGCCTTGATTGGGTCATCGATTCGTTCATACAGGAATCGGTAAAGTCCGTCATAATCAATTGAATGACTTGCAAAGTAACGTTTCAGTTCGACAAGACTTCCACTCCTAATTATTTTGTAAATCTCTGCGTATGTTTCTTCGGGAAGTTTCAAAGTACCTGTTATTGAATATTGTTGCAGGTAGTTCAGGGAGCGTCTCAAATCTCCCGCACAGGAACGATACACCTTGTCCAACTCTTCAGGTTCATATTTGACATTTTCCTTTTCAAGAATATTGCGAAGAAATTTCAATCCTTCTTCTTTCGTTGGTTTTTTGAACTCAAAGAGAGTACAGCGACTTCGAATGGCATCAGGAAATTTATACAGATGATTGGTGCAAAAAATAAATGTCGCCGTTCTATAGTATCGTTCTGTTACTTCCTTCAAAGCACCAAAAGCGTCAGGAGTAAGTCGTTCACTTTCATCGAAAAATACAATTTTTCTTTTCTTGTTGAAACTTCTCGTTTGAATAAAGTTCTTGATTTCTTCACGGATAACATCAATACCTCTTGTATCAGAACCATTCAGGCGAAGATATTCCGCACCCATTTCTTTAAGAAAAATGAGTGCGGTTGTCGTTTTACCTGAGCCTGGGCTACCGTAAAAAATAACATTCGGTAA